TCTGTTACATGTACAATAAACACGTGTTGGTGTTTTGGGCTTCTACATTGAAGAAATAACGATTCATCTTTCTTGCTATAGATTCTGTCCAATTGATATTGATGTTTCTGAAGAAAAGCCTCAAATTTCTCAAAAGTGAGAGTATACCTTTTCATTTAGTATTGAAAATAGAGTAATTAAAGTTATTTTAAGAAGGTAATAACACATGGATAGTTTGCAACAATTACCCGAAAATAAAAATACGGTTTTCAGACCAGATGAAGAGGACATCATGAACTCCTTTTTTGGAGACAAATCAGAAAATCAGGAAGATTCTGGGATTTTGTCCAAGGTTAAAAATACGAATTTCAAGTTGATAGCATCTGTGATAGCAGTTTTTGCTCTAATCTCATCCACTTTCGTAACTCCCCTTCTGCAAAGAAGTGAGAGTGATATGATCAATTTTGGTATCAAAGTGGCAGTTTTCTCCGTGTTAACCATCATTCTATTTATCTTGATGTGATTGATTCCTCAATGTACGTTATTCTAAGGTCCATTTGAATTTCTCTGTAAGGACTTGGAAACTGTAAAACACTTGGGTTGTTATGGGAATGGATTAACCTCAATTTCAGATTCTCTTGGAAATTGTAAAATATTGTGGTGTCATAATAATCAAAACCTCATTTCCAGAAGGCCCAACGGGCCTGATTGGAGTGTTTAACCTCACTTCCAGAATCTATGAAGACAGATTGTGTAATAGGATTTGGGATTGAGTTTATATAATTTACTTTCAGATCAGAAGATGATCTGAAAGTAATAAAAACAAGTAATCATAAAAATGAAATATTTTATTACCCATAATTTAGAATTAGCTATGGAAACTTTCGAGTGTCCAGTGTGTATGGATGATGTGTGTAACACCAAACAAGTAGAATGTTTCTGTGGTTATTTTGCATGTGAAAAATGTACCAAAGAATACATCCTAAGTTCCAAGAAGGAAGCACGATGCATGGAGTGTAATACAGCATGGGATGAGAGATTTTTGTACAGCTCGTTTCCATCATCTTGGGTAAATGGGAATAAACCAGGGTGTTACAGGCACCATCTTAAAAACTACTACATAGAGAGAGAGCGAGCTCATATACCCCAGACATTGTCCGAATTGGCGGCCAAGAAAAAAAGGCAAGAAGATATAGAAACACTAATTGGTGAAATAAAAGAAATTGAGAAAGAATTTGCAAAAAAGATCCTCCCCCTTAATCAGAGGCTTTTTGAATTGAGAAGCACAAACACAAAAAGATCAAAAATTGAGGTCAATTTCAATTTTATTTGTCCGTGTCCAAGAGTTGATTGCACAGGTATGATAAATAAAGATGACTTCAAATGTTGTATATGTGATAACCGAATCTGCAAGAAATGTAGAGAACCAAAAAAACGTAATCACGAATGCGATGAAGACACTCTCAAGACTATAAAGTCTATGAGAGGTAACACTAGACCTTGTCCAAAATGTGCTGCTCCGATTTTCAAGATGTCTGGGTGTGATCAGATGTGGTGTGGTGTATGTCACGTAATATTCAGCTGGAACACAGGGTCAATAGAAACAGGTCCTGCACACAACCCCCACGCTTTACGGTGGATGAGAGAGAATAATATAACAATTCCTAGAGCACGAGGTGACAATCCATGTGAAATTGGTCATAATAGGAATGATAGGACATATTTTTTGACCATGTTCTACAACATTCTCAGGAGGCATAATTTTCATAATGAAATCATTATATTGCATTCCATAGAAGTATGCTTAGGAGAAACCAGATACCACATGAAGAATTATATAGATCCGTCAAAACTCAGAATCTCCTATTTGGTGAAACACAAGTCTCTGGAGGTGTGGAAAAAGAAATTGTTCTCGATGGAAAGACAAAATAGCAGATATAGATGTCAAAATGATCTTGTAACCTTGATTGGAGATTACGGGGATGAAAGAATAAGAGATGTTTATAACAGGCTTAAAGAAGACTACAATAACGAGATCGAAATTTTACTTGAGTTTCTCATAAACATGGAGCAGATAAGAGATTTCTTCAACAGGTCTATGTCGGAAGAATGGAAGATTCTTGGAGGTAGGACACCGTTACAAATAAAAATCTGTGGAGATGGAAGTTGGAGTTGGTCTAAAAAATAAGATGAAAATATTTCATGTCCTGAAAAGGGACATGAAATATAATATAAAGTTTCAAATCAATAACAAATATCAAGGCATGTCACAAGCTTTTGGAACCAAGAATAACTATATACGTTGTGGAGGGGTGAAATCAACTGTAGATATATTGGATTATCAAAAATGTGGGGCAGCTGGTATTCAGGTTGCTTGATGAAGATTGTAGAAACTTGACTGTTGGGGGAAATAAGTTTAGAATATTACGAGGATTATAGTCTTTTCTCCTGAACTAGGACTTGTCTTTCATAATCTTCACAACAACTACAGCCATCATGGTTAGCACAATCGCATAAATCCAGGGACCGTATTTTTTGAGGTCCATTCTAGACTGAAAAAAACTTTGAAATGCTGAATTCCACGCCTGGGAAGTGGCATAGGTTATGGCAGATACAATGAAGAATGTGACGGAAAACTGGGTGATATCCATTGCTCTATTGCTTATTAATAAGATATGAATTATCTTCCATCAGAACTATTTGTTCATTCTGCTTTGAAGGCTTTCTTTTGTGCCTGATGTACACAAACAAACGAATCTCATTCTTGGCATGGAAAACTTGCATAAAAATATGGGACCCCCCCCCCTTTTTTTTTAAAGATAGAAATAATTTCTGCAAATCTTAACCTGAAAAAGGGCATGATGTTAAGATTATTCAACCAACAATTATTTTCCAAAACAGGTAAAGTAATACCTTATGGACGCAAATTACATTGTGGAAAATGTAAGGTTTGTCTGACTTTTTCAGGACATGAAATATAATATAAAGTAAAGAAAAATCTTGTTTTATTAACTAATAAGATGGCGTCAAACACCCAAACACTAAAATCTGCTTTAGGATCTAGAGTTCGTCTAGATCAGACTTGGAAACTTGGCTCTCAACGACAGAATCTAGGTGAAGGTTTAATGTGCCCTGCTAGCGCTGGAGATATTCAAAATGATGTTTATGGACGTCCAGCAAGTCAAAAGACACTCCGCCTGAACGATTCGGCATGTTCAAATTACACAGAATGGTCATCTGCACGTAGAATTGAGGTAGAGAACTTGGAACGTCCATACCTTCCAGTTTGCGCTGCTGGTCTTCGCGGAGCAGCTGATTGGATGGGTAAAGGACGTGACCTCCTCCCTCAAAATCTATATGGTTCTGGTTACCAGGGAAATATGGTTAGACACTATGGAAATGCTACCAACATGACTCCTGATCAGACTCCAAGTATGCCGATGCGCAATTACTATCAGAAAAAGATTCAACCATTCTCGTATTCTATGGATGGGTCTTCCTTTCTTTTTAGGGGATAAATTAATCTGAATTTAACATCGATTGGATACTGAATTCCACCAATAATACTACCTTTAGACTTGGTACTTTTATTCCAACCTGGAATAAAAATCTACATTTCCAAAATAAACTCCCTGAATTTATAGGCTTGACATTGAATACATGCATCTCCTATGTCATCCAGTTTCTGTCGATCTCTGACTATTTTGGAGGCCATTTCTTTTACATCACTCCCAGTTCCCTCAAATTGAGATAGATAGTGTTGGATCTTATCCTCATTCTCCCCAATTCTCTTTCTATAAACAAGTCTTTCCAACTTCCACAAAGACAGGGCGTCCCTGTCATCTCTCATCACATAAATTTCTTCAGCCTTGTTCTTGGCCCATCGTTTTCTTTGAGAATCATTAAGACCTAGAGGAGCTCCCAAAATCTGCGTCTTAAATTGACTTCCAAAATATCTAATCTCTTTGAACATAAACGTGGTTAAAAACCATGTCAATACAAGTTCTCCAATCTTGATAGCATCAACATTTGCTTCTGTTCCCTTTCCTCTTTTTCCAGATCTCCCGGTAGTTTTGAAATATTGCTGTTCGATAACAATAATATTACACGTTTCCCACAGATCAAAAAATCTCTCAAGGTGCTGGAGAATATTTATTCGAGTCTTTAAATCAAGCTCATTCGATGATCTATCGTGTCTCAGATCATACACCCCTGTTTGAATTCTTTTCCCCCCAAGATAGATCTTGTTCAAAATATTTGCAGATTCTGAATCAAGGGGATTCCTGATCTTCTTTCGTTTTTCTTTGGGAATCTTGAGATATTCTTGTCTAAGGCTTATTAGCTCGTGTAAAGAAAAATCCTCAACATATTGGGCAAAATTCTTCTTCCCAATATCAAAACTAACAATTCTACAGGTTTGTGTGTCCATTACTCTTTTATAATTATCCTTAAAGGTGAAGTTTCCTCCTTTTCTTCAATCAAAAGTTCCCTCGTATTTGGAAAAAAAGGGTTTCTTTTGAAGGTAAACCCCTTGGATGAAACTGTTATAATCTCAACATCTAAAAATCCAATGCAGCTTTTACACGCCTCAATAATTTTGGATGTATGTAACTCACCAACAATCCCAAAATACCCCATACTACGAAATGTCTAAAGGATATAATCCCCCTGTAGTTTAGAAAATATCCACTATAATCCCAGGACTCGACATTTCCATTTCCATCTCTTGAATTTTCACCAGCTCCAACATATACACCCACAACATATTCAATAAAAGTCATCACACACGCAAATACCAGAAATCTTAATATTGGATTCAAGGTGCTAATCAAGTTGTTGATAAACAGTATAGTATAAGCTCCACAACCATATAGAGGAAATCCTGTTATAATCGGGTTTGCCAAAGACTTGACCTTATGGGAGAAGGTGTAGGACAGGTGTTCAAAAATAGCCCCGATCAAGGAATATATCATGAACACAACAGCGTTCGAGGAAAGATCCAAAATAGAAACCATTTATCTAATGTACAGAGAGAAAAAGAATGTGCAATTTTCTTTATTTATTTTAATATGGTTCAAGTTCGTAGAGTACGATACGTCAGAAACCCCAAGACAAACAGGTGGATTGTTGTAGGAGGTGGAGTGTGGGAGACATTGACAGAATTTCAAAAGAAAAAGGCCAAGGCTGGAGAGACAAAATTAGATGTTCCACCTGGTTATCACCAGAAGAAGCCTCTTCCAAAGAAAGTCCCACGAGTTTCTTCTCAGGGGAAGAAAGCGGCGTTTGCCAGAACCAAAAAGATGCAGGTTGCAAAACACCAGGAACTGAAAAAGACTTTATCTTCATTGCCGGCCTCTAGAAAGGCCAAGAGGGAAAACCTTGAGAGGGTTATGGCAAAGAAAGGAGAGGGGAGAGGTTCTCGCACCAGAGGTTGGGGAGCAGCTGCTCCCCAAAAGGGAATGGAGCGTCACGCTTTGAGAGCTGTGTGTGGAGAACGGTGTTTCCTGAATCCACCTGAGGGTTATCCTGTTTGTGGGGCTTTGAGAACTGGTCAAGGATGCAAGGTAGATTGCAGAGGTGTAACTTCAGCCAAAGTTAGGGCTGCTCAATGGAAGAATCCGACTGTCTACAGAAAGGCTGTTGCTCTTCAGAAGGAGAAATGTGGGGTTCCCAAAAGAGCCGCTGGAAAACGCTAAAATTTTGAAGAAAATCTTCACCAAAGGTGAAGATTTGATATTAAAACTATCTAACCCATACAATATTTTCAGTTCCATTCTTTTTGAGTCTGAAATTAGCCATTGGTAGTAGTTCTTTACAAAGGTCATCTTGTTGTTTGGTAATAACCTTGGTTATGGATGATTCCTCGGTCAAAACCGAGATGATAAAACTCTTTGTGTTGTACTTGAACAAAAACTTCCCGGGATTATACCAACCACCAATCCAGGTACCCTGTAAAAAGGATGGGGAAGATTCAATCCAAGCTGTTTTGCCCCCAGAAAATGTAATGGTTACCTCTGGGTGAATAATTCTTCTTCCACAATTCATCATTGCTCCAAAACACCTAAAATCTAAATCAAAATTTCATTTTTCTACCATCATTTTAAGACGTTATAGTAAGAATGATACTTCTACTGATTATTGTTGCTATTGTGGTTCTTTTCCTGTTGATGTCTGGAAAATGCAGTTTTAGGGAAGGTCTTGGAGGCCATGGTGGTCACGGAGGTCACGGAGGACATGGTGGTGGTCACGGAGGTCACGGAGGACATGGTGGTGGTCACGGAGGTCACGGTGGTCACTGGGGACATAGAGGACATCGTGGTGGATATTATGGGGGTGGAAGGGGGTATTACTACAATTGGCCCAATTATTACTATTACCCATACAGTTACACTACGTATAA